ATTAGCTTGGGCATTTGATGGTAATGGAGCTGTTTCAGGTTCTGGTACAGCTAATACTGTAACTAAATTTACAGGTGCTAAAACTATAGGTGATGGCCCAATAACGTTTTCAGGTAATAATTCAGCTTTTATAGGACATATAGCAGTAGAAGATGGTAATAATTTTTATGGAGCAAATTCCATTGCAGCATCATCAGAAGATGGAAATTATGTTGCATCATTTGGTAAGTCAACAAGTGGTAGTGCAAAGTTTGCAGGAAATATAACAGTAGGCGCAGGAAACTCAACTTTTGCGGGTAATATAACAGGAGTTGGAGCATCGTTTATTGGCACAGCGGCATCAGGTGCTGCATTAGTCACAATAGAAAACAATAGTGGTTCAACTGCTACATCTTATGGTTTGTTAGTTATAGGTGGTGGAAATAGTTCAAATGGTCGAACGTTTGAAGTTAGAGATGCTTCTGGAAACACTGATTTAATTGTAAAAGGAAACGGTAAAAGTAGGAATCGGAACGGCTAGTCCTTTGGCTGAACTACAGGTTGGGCTTTCAACAAGTAACGCAGGTAATAGATCAACGTTAGCAATGTTTGGTGCCGCGGAGTCAGGGATTTTAAATGCTTTATCTTTAGTTAATACGACTGGAGCAGCTGCTACAGGATATGGAACAAGAATTAATTTTCATTTATCTTCTAATTATTCTCCTACTGGATGTATAGAAGTAGTAACTGAAGACTTAACAGCCAATGCTACTGATTCAACAATGAGGTTTAGCACTTACGGTACAATTGGTAGCTCAGTAACCTATCAGTCCAGATTAGAAATTTCCTCTGCTGGAGCTATTAAATTTAATGATTATAATTCTACCAAACAAACAGGTACTCCAACTTATATGTTAGGTACAGATGCCTCAGGTAATGTAGTAAAAGTTTTAGGTAGTGATATACCAGGTGTACCAGGTGGATCAGGTACTTTAAACACAATTCCTTTGTGGACACCAGATGGTGATACATTAGGTAATAGTATAATTACTCAACCTAGCACTGGTAATGTTAGAGTATCTGGTAATAGCGTTTATTTTAGTGTTACAGACACTAGTGCAGCTGCTAGAAATATAGATATAGGTCATTGGATTTCAGGGCAAACTAATATAGAGTCTGAAGGTGGAACACTATCTATTGGAACACAATCAAATCACAATATTGTTTTTGAAACAAACGGAAGCACTAAAGCTACTATTTTATCAGGAGGCAACGTAGGGATCGGTACGACTACGCCTTTAGCTAATTTAGATATTGGAAATGATAGCGGATCTATTTATCAACGATGGAGTTATGATAATCCAGGAGCAAATAATTATTTTTTATCTTTATCTGAAACTGTAACGTCTGGAAATGTTAGATTTTGTTTTAATCAAAGAAATGCGGGTACTAATTATGATAATGTATTAGTTTTTAATCAAGGCAACGTCGGGATCGGGACGAGTTCGCCTAATCAAGTTGGTTATGGAGCTTCTGCAAAAGTATTATCATTAAAAGCAAATACTTCAGGTGGAGAATCTGTTTTAGAATTAATAGGATTAGGTAATGCTGACAATGACCAAGTTGGGGTTGTAAACTTTATGAGTCAAAGCGATACCACTCCGCTCGCAAGTATTAAAGGACTTAGACATACTAGTGATTCATCAGGAAAATTATCATTTGAAACCGCAGCTGTTGAAAGAATGCGTATAGACAGTTCTGGTGCTGTTGGAATTAAAACTACAAGTCTTGGTGTTATATCTGGTGCTTGTGGAACATTAAATCTTGGTTCTACTAGCTCTAGTTTATCTGGAGGGATATTGTATCAATCAAATGGAACAACTGTAGCTTATCATTATTACGAATCGTCAAATTTTTTATATCAAAACGCAGGAGCATACGGCCATGTATTTCTTACTAGTAACACAACAGAAAGAATGCGTATTGCCTCAAACGGAAACGTAGGTATCGGGACGACTTCGCCTCAAAGCAAATTAGATTTACTTCAACCAGATTCATCTGCAAACACACTTGGTCAAAGTGTAACTGCTGCATTAGGTATTAGAATGGCTAATGCTATAGGGCAAGTAGGCCAAATTGTTTTTAATAATGATGCTGCTCCTAGTTACGGTTATGGTTCTATAGGTATGATAATGACTAGTGGAACTGGTGTTGGATTAGGTGATATGATTTTTTCAACAAAAAGTACTGGTTCTGATAGTGCAAGTACAGAAAGAATGCGTATTACAAGCGCAGGCAACGTCGGGATTGGAGAGACTTCACCTGCTGGTAAACTTCACGTGAAAGATGGTAGTGTTAATGCATTGTTTGTTACAAGTACAACTTGTGGTAATGTTGGTATAAAAACAACCTCACCAAATGCAAGTTTAGTTGTTAAAGGAAATGTTAGCTATGGTTATAATAACTATAGCTCTGTAGCAAATACTTGGTCAAACGCATTAAACTTTAGTGGTTATCCAGCCGGATTATATCAAGTTAATATATGTAAACAAAGTAATGCAAGTGCATACATAATAGCTCAAGTAAAGTGGAGTGGAACTGCTGGTACAGTTATTAATACCGTAACTTCTTTTCAATATGGCATTACATTTAGTGGTACACAATTACAATCAATAATAAATACAACAACAGCAACTTCAATAAGCGTACAATGCTTAGTAACTTTTGAATCATGCTTACCTTAAAATAAATAAATTAAAACAATAAAAATGGCAATTACTTACAAATGGACAATTAACCAAATGAACGCTCACATCCAGGCTCAAGGTGAAGATAACGTAATCTTTACTGTTCATTGGACTTACTCAGGTTCTGAAGAATCTGGAGGAAAAACCTATTCAGCATCACAAATAGGTGCTCAAGGTTTTCAATACACATCAGGAGATCCTTTTGTGCCTTATGCAGATACTGAAGCTTTTGAAGCTGTAGTTATTGGTTGGCTTGAGGGAGCATTAGATGTACCTTCTATGTCAGCTAGTATTGAAGCTCAGATACAAACAGAAATAACACCAGTAAATGAAGATTTATACTTCACATGGCAAAACCCACCTGTACCACCGATTGAATAGTGTAAGTTTTGTAAAAAACAAGTGATAGTATAACTAAACCTATATTGCTAGCGAGGCAATATTAACCAAAAATAAAGTTTAACCCTTAAAACCAAAACACGATGACTTATTTTTATTCGTTGAGCTCAAGTATGGGCCAACCACAAACACCGCAGATCACCGAAGAAACTATTAAAATCTGGAAACATTTATCCAAAAAGAAACATTGGAGAATAGTACAGTTGCCTAATGGTTATTTTCAAACCGAACACCGTGACCTTGTAGAAAAAGACAAATGGTACGATGTAACAAGACGTGAAACTATGGAAGCCGCAGAAACTGCAATTGATGGTAGTGTTGATCACTATGCAAAGAAAGTAGATTTCTTAAAAGGACCTAAAGTAGTTAAGACGTTTAAATAATATCAATCAATCAAATTAAATTAAATTAAATTATGTCAAATGCAATTGTAAAGAATCTGAACTTTGGTTCTGATGCTAAAAACAATGTGTTTGCTGGTATTACAAAACTTACACAAGCCGTTAGCTCCACTCTTGGGGCTAGTGGTAAGTGTGTTATGTTAGAAGATCAAACCGGTGAACCTATTATAACAAAAGACGGTGTAACAGTGGCTGACGCTATAACACTATTAGATCCTGTAGAAAATATGGGAGCAACATTATTAAGACAAGCAGCTAGAAAAACAGTTAGAGAAGCTGGTGATGGTACAACGACTGCCACGGTTCTAGCCCATGCTATTTTAGAAGAAGCTTATAAAGTTGCAACAAAAGAAAACTCTAGAGATTTAAAAAAAGCTATAGGAACAGCAACAGATAAAGTTGTTGATTATTTAAACTCAATAGTTACTACAGTAAAAGGAGATATGATTGATCAAGTAGCTACAATATCTACTAACAATGATCCTAAACTTGGTAAAATTATTGCAGACGCTTTTAGATCGGTTGATGAAACAGGTGTTGTTATACTAGAGGTTTCAGACTTACCAGAAACAAAGTTTGAAACTATTGATGGTATACAATATGATAGAGGATTAAATAACATACATTTCGTAACAAACAAAGAAACAAATACAGCTGAGTTAGATAAACCATTAGTATTAATAGTTGAATCTGAAGTTGAAAATGTTAGAAAAATACAAAGTGTTTTAGAATACGCTATAAAACAAAATAGATCATTACTTATTATAGCTGATGTAGACCAACAGGTTATGTCTGCTTTAGCAATGAACAAGTTAAAGGGTAATATAAAGGTCAACTTAATTGGAGCACCTGTTTATGGTGTTAACAAAAAAGAAACATTAGAAGATTTAGCTTTACTTACTGGAGCCACTGTTATAAACGAAGATTTAGGTGATGACATTGATTTAATAGGCCCAGAACATTTAGGTGAAATACAAAAAAGTGTAACAAGCCAAATGGAAACTATACTACATGTTGGTGAAGTATGTGACGAAGTTAAAGAAATAATAAAAGATTTAAAATCTAAACTAAAAACAGTTAAGCATCCTGGTATAGTAGTTAATACTGAAAAAAGATTAGCTAGGTTATCGGGCAAAGTTGCTGTAGTAAAAGTAGGTGCTAATTCAGAAGTTGAATTAAAAGAAAAAAAAGATAGAGTTGAAGATGCGATATGTGCAACTAAAGCTGCTATAAAAGAAGGTATTGTTCCAGGAGGTGGTATTGCATTATTAAATGCTGCGCAACAAGTCAAAACTTCTAATGCTTATGAAAATATACTCTTAAGAGCTATTAAAGCGCCTTTTAAGACTATTTTAAGCAATGCAGGTATAGTTAACTACAAAACATCTTTAACAGAAGGAAAGGGCTTAGATGTGGTTACAGGAAATATGGTTAATATGATTGAGTCAGGGATTATTGATCCTTTACTTGTCACAAAAAGTGCATTAAAAAATGCAGCATCTGTAGCGTCAACTATTTTATCAACCAATTGTGTAATCAATAATCTCAGAATTAATGAAGGCAATAGGGAATAATTTAATAGTTAATATGACTAAGCAAGGCGTCTCTGAAACAAAGGGAGGTCTTTTCTTAGCAGAAAAACAACGAGAGGATATAAGATATGCTGAAGGTACTGTGTTATCAGCTGGAAGCAATGTTATTGGAATTGATGAAAATGATGTTATTTATTTTGACAAAAATAACTGCCATCAAATAGAAATTAATAAAGAGATATATCAAGTTGTTAACATGGCTAATGTAGTAGTTGTGCTGTGAGATTAGAAGCTAGTGACATTAAAAATCTAAATCTTTTAAAACATTACAGGATCATTAGAAAATGGGCTTGTAAAAATAATGATTTAAACGATGCAGATTTAGAATTACTTATATACTTCGATTGCATGGATCTTTTCACTAGAGAAGATTTTAAAATCGGTACATATTCTTATAGTTGGGATAACAGACGCTGGAACAGATTACTTAAAGAAGGTTGGATACTGGTATGGAGAAAACATAACCGCACAACCCAAAAGTATAATATCTATAAAGTTTCCTTTAAGTGTAAACAACTAATAAGTCGAATGTACCGTATCATGCTTGGCACTGAGAATATACCTACAAGTGCACATCGAAATAAAATAATGAAAGGTAAAACCTATATAGACAAAGTAATGATTACGTCTATAAACAATGTTAATAAAGATAAAAACAGATAATCATGGGAAAAAAAGAAAAAAAAGAAGAAGTAAAAAAAGACTACTCTAAAGATTGATAAAAAAATCGACTATTTAAAAAGTGTTATTAAAATTCTTGAATCAAAAAAGAAATAATGGCTACTCCTGAAGAAATAAATAAAAATCTAGAGGATCCAATTAGTCAAATAACTGACAATTCATACAAGCTTAACGGTATTACAGATGGTATGTTTAATAACGATCAAATAGATCGAGGAGGTAGAGCTATTCCATTAGGAACTCAAACAGATATAAGTATGGGATCAGAACAAGCTTTAGATAACACCACTGTTCCTGAAGCTCCAATTTTAGGTCAATTACCAAATCCTGTACCAGGATTAGAACAAGATAAAAAATAAATATTATGGCAAAACAACCAGGACAATACGGGCAAAACGCAATATGGGTATCAGGTTTACCAAAAGAAGGTAGAACTCTTGTTGTCGGTAACTCAAGATGTGGTGACAGTTGCATTCAAGTTATGAAAGCAGATGTACCATATAAAGCAGGACCTATCAGTTCTTTAGCTAAGTAAAAAATCACTAAAATGAGTGATAGAATAAGTGAACACATCTCGCTTAAAGAAGGGATTAAATCTCACACAGCTACTAGGTTAAATATTGACAATATACCTAGAGAACTAGATTTAGTTAACATGAAAACTATCGCAGAAGAAGTGTTTGAACCTCTACGTAAATGGGTAGGTGGTCCAATCGCTATTAATAGTTTCTATCGCTCGCCCAAATTAAATTCTGCTATTGGCGGAAGCACAACCTCACAACATTGTATTGGTTGCGCGCTTGACATAGACGATAACTACGGTTATAAAACAAATGCAGAGATGTATGATTATATTAAGAATAACTTAGATTATGATCAAATTATTTGGGAGTTTGGTGACGAAACCAACCCTGCTTGGGTACATGTGAGTTATGTTTCAGAAGATGTTAACAGAAGAAGATGTTTACAAGCTTATAAAGAAAACGGTAAAACTAAATATAAAGTAATATAATGGCTAATTCACCAATTAAAATAAAAGAAAAAGCATACGAAAAGCAAAATCGCAAAATGCGATCAGATTATACAAAAGAAACTGGTAAAAAACTAGGTAGTAGACAAACTTCTGGTACTGGTAAACGTAGAATTTCTTTTGCTTGTAGATTTGCTGGTATGAAAGGAGCGATGAAAGGTGCTAATGGTGAGCCAACTAGAAAAGCTATGGCTTTAAAAAAATGGGGATTTGGTAGTGTTGAGGCTGCTAGAAACTTTTGTAATAAAAATAAAAATAAAAAATAAAAAAAAATGATTAGAAATTATTACACAGAGTCTTTTAAAGATGCTATTGTTCCACCCGTGAGCACTACGCAACTTATAGATGGTACGGTTAAAGTTATATCAACTTTTACCGCAAACGACAATGTTGTTATTGCTGCACCAACAGATAAAATAACTTTTGCAGCTTCACATACACAGATAAAAATTGGTATGTTTGTAAGTGGAACCGATGGTAATGGAGTTGTAATACCTAGTGGCACAAGAGTTATAGGTGTCAATAGTGATTCAAAAATTATAACTATATCTTCTACTATTGCCGCTTTTCAAGTTAATCAAAATATAACTTTTACTGTTCAAAATCAATCATCTTGGAAGGAGTATAATTTATATGTAGGTAAATACCCTGCTTCTTATTTACCAGATAGTGGTGGTATTGTTACAACAGCTATGTCTAATGTAGCGGCTGCAGGTCAAGCAATATTAACATGGAAACAACCTAATTCTTTAATTGTTGCAGGTATGCTTGTTTATGATGATGGCGTGTTAGTAGGAACTATATCGTCAGTTGATTCAACCACACAAGTTACCTTAACATCAAATATTATTGGTGGTATTGCTGATTTATCTAAATTAACTTTTACTTATTCAAGTGTTCCATCTATAACGGTAACAACAATTGAAGGAGAAACAATATCAATTAGTAATCCTGCTCAAGGTTTTGTACTACCTTTAACCGTAGTTCAAGTAAATTCTGTGGCTGGTGGTATAAGTAATTTAGTAGCTTTTAGCTAAATATATATATAATGGAAACAAAAATAACAAAAAAAAACGCAAAGTCTGCTATAAAAGACGACAAAGCTCATATTGATTATTTAAAAAGAGATGTTTTAGATGATCAAAAATATGGAGGAAAAAACAAAGACATTAACCAAACAGCTGATGAAAAACACATTTCTAAATTAGCTGGCGATATAAAACACGATCATACGTTTATATCTAAACACATGAAACACTAATTATGGCAATACCACACATAGGACAAGGGCGCGATATAAAATATGGCGGAAACAATGCGGCAAACTCTAGAGAAATAGATATGATGCCAGGAAACTACAAACAAATGGGAGACATGAATAAAGACATTGCTCCAGCTAAGGCTTTAGAAGATTTAAAAGGAAACTTAGGTACTGGTGAAAACCAAATAGATCCTAAAAGCAAATTTGGTAAAATCGTATCAGGAAGCGGATCAAAAGAAGGTATGGCTAAAATGATGGATAAAAAATATGGTGGTCCAAGTATGTACGATCATAAGAAAAAATAAACCCAATAAAACCACTACAAAATATACCAATTTATTAATTAACAAAAACAAATTATTATGAGTTATTTAAAAGTGCGATTTAACGCACCTGTTAACGGAGCAAGCTTCGTTATTATTCCAAAAGACAACATCGCTTACGTTCAAAGAGGTGCTGTTGCTAATTCAGTAGATGTTTTCTTAAAACAAACTGCTTTTGGAGCTGCTGCTTCTGATGCTATTAGACTTCAGTTTACCGCTGCTGCTGCAGCTGGTTACAGTTTAGAAGATTCAGTATTAAATGGATGGATTGCTAGTCCAGGTAATGGTGTTTCTGAAGTATCAGGAATTCCTGCAACTCTTTCTGCAAGTGGTCAAGCGCTTACGTTTTCTCAATGCTCTGGATATACTTTAGTATAGAGCAATGAAATCAGGTTTAGGTGATAAAATAGAATCTTTCACTAAAGCGACTGGTATCAAAAAAGTTGTTGATGGTTTATCACAGGGTTTAAACATACCCTGTGGTTGCCAACAACGAAAAGAAACACTTAATAGAATGTTTCCTGGAAAATAATGAAATTTACAATACAGCCTTTTTATGAAAGCAATCCAGCGTCTGTGGTTAATGTACCTATGGACGATGAGAGAGAGTTAGGTAGAATTGAAAAACCAGGAACTATATTAGTGAACAAAGACATTACTGATCATAAAAAATTGGCTAATGTTATTAACCATGAAAATATACACATTAATCAACTAAAAAGAGGTGACTTAGATTGGGATGATAATAATGTATATTGGAAAGGTAAAAAATTTAAAAGATCATCAATGAACGAGGGTTCCCCTGCTTTAGCGTGGGAAAAAGAAGCTTATAAAAACAATAAATGAAATCAAAATCTTCATTTTATCCTGAATTAAATGCTTCAAGACTTAAAAGTTCAAAAAAACTTGGACCAGGTTTTACTTGGGAAAAATCAAGTCAAGAAAATAAAACTGGTATTCCAGGCTTTGGTATTAATACAAAAGCTATGGTTAGTGACTTTGCATTTGAAGCTAGAAAAAAAGAAACTGATGCTAGAGAAGCTTTAAGAAAAGAAAGCATGAGAGTGCAAAACGTAAGGGATAACATTGCTAAAGCAGCTGAAAATAATACAGTAAAAACTTTAGGAATGCCTAGGTTTTTTAATAAAGAATTAATAGCAAACCCTCCCAAATGGAATAAAGACGGGCTTACGCAAGTCTCTAGAGCTAATCTTGGTAGTATGTTTAAATTTAAAGATGCTAAAAAAGGTAATATTGGAATTTATGATTCAATATTAAATAAAAATGAGCAAGATTTAATAATAAACAAATATGGTCAAGAGGATTTAAAAGGTTATGGCTACGCTGGAGCAGCTTGTAATACACACGCTTGTGCTTTGCAACGAATGGGTGGTGCTACAGTTTCAAAACCTTTTAGCTTTAAAAGAAGAGTTGACGGTAAGCGAATAAATTTAAAAGAAGGAGACACACCACCAACATTACCTAACAATAATGATATGGATAATATATATCCTCAAATAGGTTACCAACACGTATCTTTACACAATACTAAAAAAGAAAATTTAGAACAAGGTATGTTTGGACTTAGAGTTTTGGGTGGAGATTATGATGGGTCTAGTTATGAAAGCAGACGAAATGAGGGTGCTAAAAGATATGATAAAGCAATAAAAGGAGTAGATGAAATATTACCAGGAGATAATTTAAGGTCAGGTTTTTTTACCAACTTTTAATGCTGATGGTAGTATGTATTCTGGAACTAGCCATTCTATGACTGTTGGTAATAAAAATGCATTTGGAGAACCGACATTTTATGAAAACCCTGGTAGCGTATTAGATGGATTACGAGTTAATAATAATGTTTATCAACGTGGGCAAAGAAGGTGTTTACTTAAGGTATGTAGGAAAAACACCAAAACTTAAAGAAAACCTAAACACAGCATCATTTATAGTAAAAAATACTAAAAAACCTATACAACCAGCTGGTGTAAAAACCATGCCTGGTGCTAAAATTACAGCTAACACTAAAGGTATTAATTCTTTATTTAAAAAGTTGAAAAAGAAATAAATATGTAATTATAATAGTATGAAAAATCTATTATTATTATTATTAAGTTTAAATGTTTACAGTCAAACAATAGAGTCTTATTTTAAAATACCTAAAGACTATAAGAGAATAATTCAAAGTGATTATCATAACTGGATTATATCTAAGAAGATAAATACAAAAGATCATGTAAAGTATTTTAGTGGTCAAATGAAAGAAGGTTTTAATAAAGTTTATGTTGCTAAATTTGTTTATGATATAGGTAATAAAGATTTACATCAATGTGCTGATGCTGTTATGTATAATAAAGCTCGTTATTTATTTGAGTCTAAACAGTATAATAAAATATCTTTTACTTTTTCACATAATGCAAAAATATATTCGTACACTGGTAATTTTCAAAACTTTAACGAATATACTTTTAAAAAATATATAACAAAAGTCTGGGCTTGGTCTGGAACATGGTCTTTAGATACTTATGACACTGTTAATGTAAATATAAAAGATATAAAACCAGGTGATTTATTTATTGTAGGTGGTTTTCCTGGCCATGCAATATCTGTAATTGATATTGTTATTAATAAAAATGGTCATAAAAAATATATGTTGGCACAAAGTTACATGCCAGCGCAAGAACAACAAATTTTATTAAATCCAATTAAAAAACATAGTGTGTGGTATGATCTACATGAAACAAAAGATATAGTAACACCTCAATACGTGTTTACTGTTAAAGACTTAAAAAGATTTAAAAACAATTAATTATGGCGTATAAATGTAAAAGTGGTCCAGCTAAAATGACTGATCCATCTAAAAATCTAAATTTTAAAGCGTATGCTGATAGAGCTTCTGGTGAAAGACTTGTGTCTAGCAGTACAGTATCGACGCCTAATAACAAAAGTCCTTTTTCAGGTTATTCACGAACAACAACAAGAACTTACGAAACACCTGGAACACCTGGTTCATATACTAAACCTAAATTTACACCTGCTGGTGATGCAGCTTATAAAAAAATGTCTTTATCTGAAAGAAAAATAGCAGATGATAAGTATATAGCAGGAAATACTAAGCCAGGTACAGAACCAACTAGAAGAACTGTTTCGCAAACTTTGAATTATTCTGGAATAAAACCCATGGGTGGTGCTAAAATAACAGGTAGCATGGCTGGGTTACAACCTTTAGTTAAAAAACCACCAACAGGAACAATTCCGCCACCATCACCAAGAAAAACTAGAAAAAAATTTAGAAAACACTGATGTTGGAAAATTTATTAAAAAAACAGGAAGAGCAATAGGTAATATACAAATAAGACTACCTAAATTTAGATTACCAAAACTTGGTCTTGGAAGAAAATCTTCTGGAGGAAAAGGCGCATGTAACATATGCTCTAAGAAATTTAACAGAACAAGAGGAAGATAATGAGTAAACCAAAAAAGAAATTTGCAGAAACTACAGTAGGTAAACTATTGTTTGGTGCTGCGTCGTTAGTTAACCCTACGTTGGGAAGTGTACTAAGTGGCGTAACGTCGCCAGCTGAAGCTATTGCTGCTATAGGTAAATCCGATGTAAGTGGTGAAGACAAAATAAAATTGCAACAACTTATATTTGAACAACAAAATAAAGAAATGGAAGCCGTCACCTCAAGGTGGCAAGCTGATTCAATGTCAGATTCATGGCTTTCTAAAAACGTACGCCCTATGGTTTTAGTGTGGTGTATTGTTATATTTTCAATAGCAGGATTATTAGATAGTGTAGAGTCTATACCATTTCACATAGGTGAATTATGGAATGACACATTTGAAAAAGTAATGATGGCTGTTGTTCTAGCATATTTTGGTGGACGCACAACAGAAAAGGCTACAAGTTTATTTAAAAAATAAATAAAACCTGTAACTATATTAATAAATAATTAATCAATTAAATTAAATTAAAAATGGAAATTAAAAAAGACCAATTAGAAAAAATCCAAGGCTTTCAAAAAGACTTAAACAAGTTGTTAAACGAGGTAGGATTTTTAGAAGCCCAGAAAACCTCAGTATTAAGTAAGTTTCACGAAGTAAACAAAGAGACTGAAGACTTTAAAAAAGAGTTAGAAGAAGAGTATGGATCTATCAACATCAACTTAGAAGATGGAACATATACTCCAATTGAAAAAGAAGAGGATAAGAAATAATGTCTTCAATTATTAGAAAGATAAGTATTGGTTCTGACTACAAAACTGATGCTATGCACTACTCGATAGGGCAGTCAGTATATGGTGGTCATACTATATCACATATACTTTCTGATAAAGAAGATAATTCTTATAATATTTTTATCAAAAAACAAAACGAAGTATTGCCGTGGAAGAAGTTTAATTCTAACATGGCAATATCAGTTGAGTATGATTTAGAATATTAGTGAAAAGTTTATTTGATTTTATCGTTGAGCCTTATGGCCAGCGATATAATAATAAAGTTAAAGTAGGTGACAAAAGCCTTATAATTAACACTCAAGTAGAAACTTTTAAATCCGTAAATAATATAGCTAAAGTTATAGAAACACCTTTATCATTTAAAACTAGCATTAAAAAAGGTGATTTAATAATGATTCACCATAATGTTTTTAGAAGATGGTATAATGTAAGAGGTGAAGAAAAGAATAGTAAGTCTTATTTTAAAGATGGTTTATATTTTGTTCAGTTAGATCAAGTGTATTTATATAAAAGAAAGGATAAATGGCAAACTATTAATGATAGATGCTTTATAAGTCCTATTAAAAGTAATGACAATACAGTGTCTGATCAAGAGCAATATCTTATTGGTATATTAAAATACGGTAATAGTGCGTTAGAAGTGCTAGGAATTAACGAGGGAGACCTTGTGGGTTATACGCCTAATGGAGAATATGACTTTGTCGTTGATGGCAAACGTCTTTATTGTATGAAATCTAATGATATTGTAATTAAACATGAACGTCAAGGAAACGAAACAGAATATAATCCACGCTGGGCACATAGCGGTTGAAGAATTAATTAAAGTAGCTAAGGAAGCTATTGTAGATTCTGACGATGATATATCTGCTGATAGATTAAAAAATGCTGCCGCAACTAAAAAGCTAGCTATATTTGATGCTTTTGAAATACTTAATCGTATTAAAGAAGAAGAGGATATGTTAAATGAAAAACCAAAAGAAGAAGTTCAAGCTAAAGCTTTTGGAGGTTTTGCAGAAAGAAGATCTAAGTAATGTATAAGCAAACGTTATATAAAATAATCGATCACATAAAACCATATGTAATAAAAAGATTAAATAAATCTAAAAAGTGGGATTATGGTTACAATAAAGAACATGATGTTATTGTTATATCTAAAACAGGCGAAATAGGTGAAGTATATGAAATACAGAACTTAAAAATAGCACTACCAAAAGAAAAAGATGTTAATAAGGATTATGACAAATGGCAAGTTCATGAATATCCTAAAACATTAAAAAAGATTAAAACAATATTTGACTGGAAACAATATCCAGATGATTTTAAAGAAAAATGGTATGGGTATATTGATAGAGAATTTGCTAGGCGTCACGAAGGCTATTGGTTTACTAATAAGGGTAAAGCTACTTACATTACTGGTACTCACTACATGTACCTGCAGTGGTCCAAGATTGATGTTGGGCAAGCAGATTTTAGAGAAGCAAACAGATTATTCTATATATTCTGGGAAGCTTGCAAAGCAGATACACGCTGCTACGGAATGTGCTACCTCAAAAACAGACGGTCTGGTTTTTCATTCATGGCATCTGGCGAAGCAGTCAACCTTGCCACTATCTCTAGTGATGCTAGATACGGTGTCCTTTCAAAATCAGGGGCTGATGCGAAGAAAATGTTTACCGATAAAATCGTACCCATTTCCGTCAACTACCCGTTTTTCTTCAAGCCAATTCAAGACGGTATGGATCGGCCGAAAACAGAGCTTGCGTACAGAGTTCCTGCTAGCAGATTTACAAGACGTAAACTAGATAGTAACGAACAATTAGAAGAATTAGAAGGATTAGATACAACTATTGACTGGAAAAATACAGGAGACAACAGTTATGATGGTGAAAAATTAAAACTACTTGTACACGATGAATCTGGTAAATGGGAAAAACCTGACAATATATTAAATAACTGGAGGGTTACAAAAACTTGTTTACGATTAGGTTCTAGAATTATAGGTAAGTGTATGATGGGTTCAACGTCAAATGCTTTAGACAAAGGAGGTAGAAATTATAAAAAATTATATGATGACTCAGACGTTACCAGAAGAAACCGCAACGGGCAGACTAGCTCGGGATTATATAGCTTGTTCATTCCTATGGAGTGGAATTACGAAGGATACATTGATTCTTATGGATTACCTGTCTTTGAGACACCGGAAGAACCTAAAAAAGGGCCAGATGGTTTCTCCATTGAAATCGGTGTTATCGAGCACTGGGAAAATGAAGTAGATGGTCTTAAGGACGATCCTGATGCACTCAATGAATTATATCGGCAGTTTCCTCGTACTGAAAAACATGCGTTTAGAGATGAGACAAAGCAGTCATTATTTAATCTTACAAAAATCTATGAACAAATAGATTATAACGAAGATTTAAAACACTCAAATGTTATTACGCAAGGTAATTTTATTTGGGAAGGTGGGATTAAAGATACAAGCGTTATGTTTGTTCCAAGTAAACAAGGTAGATTTTTTGTTTCATGGGTTCCAAATATTAGTCAACAAAATAGAGTTATTTTAAAAAACGGTAGAAAATTTCCTGGAAACGATCACATGGGTGCTTTTGGTTGTGACAGCTACGATATATCAGGAACTGTAGATGGTAGAGGATCAAAAGGTTCTTTACATGGCTTAACTAAGTTTAGCATGGAAGACGCTCCGCTTAATTTATTCTTTTTAGAATATATAGCTAGACCACAAACTGCAGAGATATTTTTTGAAGACGTACTTATGGCGTGTGTATTTTACGGCATGCCTATATTAGCTGAAAATAACAAACCTAGGTTGTTATATCATTTTAAAAGAAGAGGTTATAGAGGTTATTCTATGAATAGACCTGATAAAACTATGCATAAAATGTCAGTAACTGAAAAAGAAATAGGTGGTATACCTAATTCAAGTGAAGATGTTAAACAGGCTCACGCCGCTGCTATTGAAGCTTATATTGAAATGTTTGTAGGTTATAATAATGAGCAATATGGAACTATGTATTTTCAACGAACTTTAGAAGACTGGGCTGCTTTTGACATAAACAATAGAACAAAGCATGATGCATCAATAAGTTCTGGTTTAGCCGTTATGGCTTGTAATAAAAATAAATATAGACCCGTTGCTGAAGTTATAAAACAACCTGTTAATTTAACTTTTTCTAAGTATGACAATAGAGGCAATGAATCAAAAATAATTAATAAATGAAATTAAACACTGGTGTTAATAGTGCGTTTCCAAGTCAGATGGTATCTGAGGAAGAAAAGAGAACTTTAGAATATGGTTTGAAAGTTGGGCAAGCTATTGAATATGAATGGTTTAGAGGAGGTAGAGTAAATGGTAGTAGATGGAACAATGGTTACCAACAATTTCATAGTTTAAGATTATATGCTAGAGGAGAGCAAAACGTACAAAAATATAAAGACGAATTATCTATTAATGGTGATTTGTCTTATTTAAATTTAGACTGGAAACCAGTACCTATTATACCTAAGTTTGTAGATATAGTTGTAAATGGTATTGCTGCTAAAAAATATGATTTAAAAGCTTTTGCACAAGATCCTTTTTCTTTAAAACAAAGAACAGATTATGTAGGTGGTATATATAGAGATATGATGGCTCAAGATTATTTAAATAAAGTAAAAGAACTTACTGGTTTAGATATGTATAATTCTGATGCTTCTAAGTTGCCACAATCAAAAGAAGAGCTTGAAGTACACATGCAGCTTAATTATAAGCAAGCTATTGAAATAGCTGAAGAAGAAGCTGTTAACAATACATTAGCTTTTAACAAGTATCAATTAACTAAAAGAAGATTAGTAGAAGATATAGTAACTATAGGTATTGGTGCTGTTAAAACCTCTTTCAATAAATCAGAAGGAGTAGTTGTTGATTATGTAGATCCAGCTAATTTAATTTATTCTTACAGTAATGATCCTAATTTTGAAGATATATATTACGTAGGTGAAATAAAGTCTATGACTTTAGCTGAAATAAAAAAGAAATTTCCATACCTTACAGATGATGAGTTGCAAAAAATGGTAAGATACCCTGGTCGTGATGGTTACATAGCTAATCCTAATTATGATAAAGATTTAGTTCAAATATTATTTTTTGAATATAAAACATTTATTGATCAAGTTTTTAAAATAAAAAGAACAGAACAAGGGTTAGAAAAAGCAATTGAAAAACCTGATTATTTTAATCCTCCACCAAACGATGGCTTTGAAAGAGTAGCAAGAAGTATAGAAGTGTTGTTTACAGGTGCTAAAGTTATGGGTGTTCCACAAATGTTAGAGTGGAAATTATCTGAAAACATGACAAGACCTAACGCGGATATAACTAAGGTTAATATGAATTATACTTTATGTGCACCTAGTTTATATCAAGGCCGTATGGAATCACTTGTTAGCCGTATAACAAGTTTTGCTGATATGATACAATTGACATCGTTAAAATTACAACAAGTTATACAACGTATGGTTCCAGATGGTGTATTTGTGGATGTTGATGGTTTAGCAGAAGTTGATTTAGGTAATGGAACTAATTATAATCCTCAAGAAGCTTTAAACATGTATTTCCAGACTGGTAGTATAGTTGGTAGAAGCTTGACTCAAGATGGTGATCCTAATAGAGGTAAAGTACCTATTCAAGAATTACAAACATCTGCATCAAATGCAAAAATACAGTCTTTAATTAATACTTATCAGTATTATTTACAGATGATAAGAGATGTAACTGGACTTAATGAAGCTAGAGATGGTTCTATGCCAGATCCTAATGCTTTAGTTGGTTTACAAAAAATGGCAGCTAATGCTTCTAATATTGCTACAAAACATATATTAGATGCTAGTTTATATTTAACACTAAGAACATGTGAAAATATATCTCTTAGAATAGCCGATGCCTTAGGTTTTGAATTAACAAAAGAAGCTTTAATGCAAAGTATTTCATTAACAAACGCAAGAAACTTAGAAGAAATGTCTACTCTTCATTTATATCAATTTGGTATTTATTTAGAATTAGAACCAGAAGAAGAAGAAAAAGCTATGTTAGAACAAAACATACAAGTAGCTTTACAGTCTGGTCAAATTTATCTTGAAGATGCTATTGATATTAGAGAAGTTAAAAATTTAACACTAGCTAATCAAATATTAAAATATAGAAGAATAGAAAAGCAAAAGCAAGATCAACAAGCTCAACAACAACAGATACAAGCGCAGGCACAAGCAAACGCACAAACTGCTGAACAAGCTGCTTTAAATGAAGTACAAAAACAAGAAGCTTTAGCAAACACAGAAATACAAATTGAACAAGCTAAGTCTCAATTTGAAATACAAAGAATGGAGCAAGAAGCATTAATTAAAAAACAATTAATGGCAGAAGAGTTTCAATACCAACTTCAATTAGCTCAAATGAAAAACTCTAGAGAAGCTAGTAAAGAAGCAGAGATAGAAGATCGTAAAGATAAAAGAACAAAAATACAAGCAACACAACAATCAAAAATGATTGAACAGCGTCAAAACGATTTATTACCTACAGATTTTGAATCTTCTGGTAATGATGGTTTAGGCGGTATAGGTTTAGAGCAGTTTACACCGCGATAAACTATTTATTAATTTTTATTATATTATATTATGTCAGAACAAGTAAAAGAAGAAGGGTCTTTTAAAGTAAAACTTAAAAAACCTAAACAATTGGTAAAAGACGATATTATCAAAGTCGATTTATCAAAACCTAAAACAGAAGAAACAGATGCCATTCAAGTCGGAGAAACAAAGAAGGTGGTTGTGGAAGAACAAACCGGAGATAGCCCTAAAGTGGACGAACAAGTATCAGAGCCCAGCCCAGTTTCTGAAATTAAAGAAGAAGAAGTAAAACCTATTGAAGAAAAAATTCAAGAAGAAATTCAAGAAATAGGTGAGAAAATTGAACAAAAAGTTATTGAACCAACCCCTGAAGAGGTTAGAGAAGTAGCTAAGCTACCTGAAAACATAGAAAAAGTTGTAAACTTTATGAAAGAAACAGGTGGAACATTAGAAGATTATGTAAGATTAAATGCAGATTATTCTAATATAGATAATGATACTTTATTAAGAGAGTATTATAAACAAGCCAAATCACACTTAGATTCAGGTGAAATTAACTTTATGATTGAAGATAATTTTTCATATGATGAAGAAGTGGACGAGGAACGTGAGGTTCGTAAAAAGAAACTTGCGTATAAAGAAGAGGTTGCTAAAGCCCGAAAGCATTTAGATGGTTTAAAAAGTCAGTACTACGAGGAAATCAAGTTGAGACCTGGTGTGACACAAGACCAACAAAAAGCAATGGACTTTTTCAATCGCTACAATGAAGAGCAAAACACAGCTCAACAACAACATGAGGCTTTTAAAGCTAATACTAAAGAATATTTTACTAATGATTTCAAAGGTTTTGATATTAGTGTTGGTGAAAAAAAATTTAGATATGGCGTTAAAAATCCTAATGATGTTGCAACTAAACAATCAGATGTTTCTAATATAATTAAGAAGTTCTTAGATGAAAAAGGAAATGTAAAAGATGTTAAAGGTTATCATAAAGCTATGTACGCTGCTGACAATGTTGACAAAATAGCGCATCATTTTTATGAGCAAGGTAAAGCCGATGCTACTAAAGATATTGTTGCTAAATCTAAAAACATAACAGAAGATGTTAGGACAACTCCTAGCTCTGATGTTCTTGTTGGTGGATTAAAAGTTAAAGCGATCAGCGGTCTTGATTCTTCTAAACTGAAGATTAAAACAAGAAAATTTAACTAAAAACAAAATTAATTATTATGGGACAAATTTCTCCTGTGTTTGGAAGTATTACACCTTCTCAACAACAATTATTATTAGCTAATAACTATTTAGCTTTTAATGGCGGTGCGAATGACTTCGTACAGCAATATCTACCTGAAGTATATGAAGCTGAGGTAGAAAGATACGGAAACAGAACTTTAAACGGTTTTTTACGTATGGTCGGTGCTGAAATGCCAATGACATCTGATCAAGTTATTTGGTCAGAACAAAATAGATTACACGTAGCTTATAACAACGTTACTCAAGCTACAGCCACTACACTTACTTTTGCAACTGGAGGCGCTACTACAGTATCAAATGCTATTTTTCCAAATGACACTATAGTAGTATTAAACCCTATAACAGGTGTTACTTTAAAATGTGTAGTAGGAAGAAGTGATAATAATGCTCTTGGTACAGTAGCAACTATTACTGCTTATCCTTTTCAAGCTGCTAACTTAGCAGGATTTGCTGGAGCTACAAACCTTAAAGTGTTTGTATATGGTTCTGTATTTGCTAAAGGTACATCTCATGGTACTGCGCAAGGTCGTTACTGGAGGTGCTGCTGCTGCTGGAACTACTGTAAAATCTATTCAACCTTCATTTACTCAATTTTCTAATCAACCAATTATCATAAAAGATTCATTCCAAATTAATGGTTCTGATATGGCTCAAATAGGTTGGGTAGAAGTTGCTACTGAAGATGGAACATCAGGATACTTATGGTATTTAAAGTCTGAGTCTGAAACAAGATTAAGATTTGATGACTATTTAGAAATGGCAATGGTTGAAGGTGAATTAGCTGGCGCTGGTTCTGGTTTTGCTGGAATCGCCGCAGGTGCTGTTCCTGGTTTTACTGCTGCTGGTGGAAGTTCAATACCACATGGTTCACAAGGTCTTTTTGCTGCTATTCAAGCAAGAGGTAACATTATGTCTGGATTCTCTGGAGGTACTGGTATTTCTGATTTTGATCAAGTACTTAAAAACTTAGATACTCAAGGAGCTATTGAAGAAAACATGCTTTTCTTAAATAGATCTCTTGATTTAGATTTTGATGACATGTTAAGTCAAATTTCGGGTGGATCTGTAGGTGGAACAGCTTATGGTTTATTTGAAAACTCTGAAGACATGGCTTTAAATTTAGGTTTCTCTGGTTTCAGAAGAGGTTCTTATGACTTCTACAAAACTAGCTGGAAATACTTAAACGACGCTTCTACAAGAGGTGGAGTAGCTGTAGCTAACATTGATGGTGTATTAATACCTGCTGGAACTTCAACAGTGTATGACCAACAATTAGGTACAAACATTAGAAGACCTTTCTTACACGTAAGATATAGAGCTTCTCAAACAGAAGACAGAAGATACAAAAACTGGATCACAGGATCTGCTGGTGGTGCTTACACTACAAGCTTAGATGCTATGCAAGTTAACTGGTTATCTGAAAGATGTTTGGTTACTCAAGCTGCGAATAATTTCGTATTATTCCAAAACTAAGATTGCTTTAAAGAGTTAGGCGCTTCGGCGCCTAGCCCTTTATTTTATTAATTATATTATATTATATCATGTCAAAAACAAAAGAAACAGTAGCCCCTAAATGGGAGATAAAAGATAGAAGATACTATCTATTACACGGTGCAGAACCGTTAACATATACTTTAGGTTCTAAGAACTCAAGAAGACATCCTTTATTATGGTTTGATCCATCAAAAAGTGAACAAAGAGAATTAAGATATGCAACAAACATGAACTCACCATTTGTTGATGAACAAAAAGGCGAGGCTATTTTAGGTCATATTATATTTGAAGATGGCGTACTATCTGTACCTAGAGAAAAACAAAACTTACAAAAATTATTATCACTATATCACCCTAGAAAAGGGCATACTTATGATGAATGGCAACCAGAAAATATAGCCGTAGATGAATTAGAAGATATTAATTTAGAAATAGACGCAATGTTAGCAGCTAAAGAAATGGAAATAGATCATGCTGAAGCTGTTTTAAGAGTTGAAATTGGATCTTCTGTCACGGGATTAAGCTCTAAAGAATTAAAAAGAGATTTAATGCTTATGGCTAGAAAAAATCCAGAAGCATTTTTAGCAATTGCAAACGATGAAAATGTAGCTCTTAGAAATTTAGGAATTAGAGCTAGTGAAAGTGGTATTATTAAGCTGTCACCAGATCAAAGAACATTCCATTGGGGGTCTAATGATAGAAAATTAATGACTGTACCTTTTGATGAAAATCCATACTCAGCGTTAGCCGCATGGTTTAAAACTGATGAAGGTGTTGAAGTTTTTCAATCAATTAATAAAAAATTACAATAATATGTAATTATAATTATAGTGAAGGGTCACTTTAGTGGCCCTAATCACTATTAACTAAAATATTAAAATGGCAATAAACGTAAATACTGTATATCAAACCGTTTTATTAATACTTAATAAAGAGCAAAGAGGTTATATGACTCCTTTAGAGTTTAATAAAATAGGTACACAAACTCAACTAGAAATATTTGAAACATATTTTGAGAGTTTAAACCAGCAAATACGTATTCCACAAACAAATACAGATTATGCTGATAGAGTTCTTAATCTTGATGAAAAAATCTCTATATTTAAAACAACAGGTATTCCTACCTATACAGCTCCATCATTTTCTTTACCATCTGAGTCTGGGCTGGCTCAATCTACCGAAACAATTGTTACACAGGCGGGTACTGTAGCTTATACTTTTCAAACCATTACAGCTAATGAGTTAAACAGTGGCACTGTTCAAGTGTTTTTTGATGGAGTACTTCAACCAGCAACAGCTTACACTATAAATGGTGTTATAATAACCTTAGCAAATGCTCCTGTTAATGTGCCACCTGTTACTCCAGCTAGCGTTTTTGTAGTTGTTACATTAGATGATTTTTATAGATTAGGTACGGTAAGTTATCAGGTAGGTGCTTTAAATACACAAGAGCTAGAAAGAGTAACAAGATCAGAATTGTATCATTTAAATTCTTCTAAACTTACAAAACCTTCTACTACTTACCCTGTATATATTTATGAAAATAAAAGATTGACAATATATCCACAAACTATAACGAGTGGTATTACTGTAGATTATATAAGAAAACCTGCAGATCCTTTATGGAATTTTACATTAGGAACAAGTAATTCATATGTGTATAGTCCTAACACATCGATTAATTTTGAGTTACATGATGCAGAGCAAACAGAGTTAATATTAAAAATATTGTTATATGCTGGTGTTGTAGTAAAAAGTCCAGAAATAATAAAAGTTGCATCACAACAAATTCAACAAGAAAACATAAACCAACAAAGATAATAAAATATGTCTACACCTAATGGCGGTTTAATAAATGAAACCAATGCACAATACTACGCTGGATCACAGCAGAAAAACATAATTATTACAGGTGTAAATCAAACTATAACCTCTACATTTGATACACTTTTAACTGTTGGGGGTGGTAATTACTCTGATCCTGGAACTAATGGTTATAATTTAAATAATTTTAAAATATTTACTAGCCCTGATGCTAGTACATGGACAGAATTAACACCGGCAAACACTGATTTTGATGCAACAACTAATGGTTTAAGTCCTGTTGCAAATCCTCAGCTTGTAAATATAGTGGCTAACGCTAATATAACAGTAGGTCCTAATAACGCCCCAATATTTTCTTTAATAAATAAATCAACTGGTTTTATTTATGGAAACATTATAGGCATAAACGGTACTAATACACAGTTAACTATAGATAAAGCTTTACCAACCGGTGGATTACCTAACGCTACAGTTTTAAGCGTTAGAAGAATTGTCACGTGGACAATGTCTTCACCTAATATTATTTCTGTTCCTCAAAGCTTAACTGCAGGAACTTATTTAAAAATACAAATGAATGAAACTACCTTGAATGATATGCATGGTAGTTATGAATATACTAGATTATATGATGTTATAGATAATTTTTTAATAGCTTATGTAGGAGCTGGTAAACTTATACCTAGTGTAAAAAGATCTGACGTTATATTTCATGCCAAAAGAGGATTACAAGAATTTAGTTATGATACTTTAAAAAGTGTTAAATCACAAGAATTACAAGTTCCTAATAGTTTAAGCTTAATTATACCTCAAGATTATGTTAATTATACTAAAATATCTTGGATAGATGAAAGAGGTGTTTTACACCCTATATATCCTACAAACAACTTGAATCAAAGTCCATATCAAACTTTGGCTCAAGATGAATTTGGTAACCCAATACAGGATAGTAATTTTGAAAATACAGAAACTACGTCTCCAATGAATACTGCATGGAATTCTAATAATCCTAGAAATATAAGTGGTGCGTTTAAAAATGAATTAGCTGAAAATGCTGATGTGTTAGACAGACTTTACTATGATGGTGCATTAGGTCAAAGATATGGTTTAGAACCACAAACAAGTCAAAAAAATGGTTGGTTTAAAATAAACGAAAGAAATGGTACGTTTGGTTTTACAAGTAATTTAAAAAATAAAAGTATATTACTTGAATATATATCAGACGGTAATGCTTATGATTTAGATGCAAGAATACCTAAGCTAGCAGAAGAAGCTTTATATGCTCATATTATATATGCAATTTTATCAGTTAGTGTAGGTATACAAGAATATATAGTAAGAAGATTTAAACAAGAAAGAAGTGCTAAATTAAGAAATGCTAAAATAAGGTTATCAAACATTAAACTTGACCAAATAATTCAAGTTATGAGAGGTAAATCTAAATGGATTAAATAATAAAAACATGATAAATAATAAAAAACAAGGATCAACAAAAGAAGAAGTTAGACAACATCTTCAGAACGATAACAAAAGAAGCATAGTTGGAGGGGCCAGTGGTTTAGGGTTTGTTGGTGGAGCAGGTGTTAAAGCTGTAAAAGGAGCATTTCAAATAATAAAAAATCTTTTGACACGAGGAAGTAAACCTAAAAATATTGGTGGATTTAGAGAAATTGCTAATCCAAAATTAAGACAAGGTTTAAATCCAGGTGATAAAAAGAATTTAACGTACTAGTTATTAAAATTAAAAATGGCTGAAATTAAAAACAGTTTTCTAAGATCCAAGATGAATAAAGACTTGGATGATAGACTTATTCCTAACGGTGAGTATAGAGATGCAACAAACATATCTGTAGGTAAATCAGAAAATGATGATATAGGTGCTTTAGAAACTGTATTAGGAAATACTATAATTCCTGCAACTGTATTTTCAAGCTTTTCAAATTTAGAAATAATTGGTCATTTAGTTGATAAAAGTAATAATACTGTTTATGTTTTTGCTACAGATTACACTGACAACAATGCAACTTTTACTAGACCAACTTCTAACTCAGGTAAAAAATGTATAATATATTCTTGGAGTAATAAAACACCTGGTACTATTATCACGTTAGTAGATGATTTGTTTCTTAATTTTTCTACAACAAATCCTATTCAAGCTACCTTAATTGAAGATCTTTTATTTTTTACAGATAATAGAAATCAACCTAGAAAAATATCAATAGATAAAGGTGCTGGTTATTATACTAATGAAGATCAAATTAGTGTTGCAAAATATAATCCTTATCAAACTATAAGTTTAGTTAAAAAAGAAACAGGAATAGTTAGTGCTATTACTTCTTCTACTGTATTTACCTTGTCAACTGCTAATTCTAATATTAAGGTTGGTATGTCTGTAGTAAGTTCTAGTAAAACTGGAAATCCAAAAATACAAGGTGATGAATTTATAACTGTTACCGATGTAAATGGGGCTATAATAACTATATCTTCTGGACCAACTAGCGGAGCTAATAATCCTGCTGTTAATGATAACTTTGTTTTTTTATCATCAACAATGACTAACAAAAGCTCTGAGCCTAATTGGCCTGGTGATCCTGATTATTTAGAAAGTAAATTTGTTAGGTTTAGCTATAGGTTTAGATTTGATGACGGTGAATACTCTTTAATGGCACCTTTTACACAAATAGCTTATATACCTAAACAACAAGGTTATTTTTTTAATGGTGATGAAGACGCTGCTTTTAGAAGTACAGTTTTACAATGGATGGAAAACAACGTAGATAATGTAGAGCTTTTAATACCTTTACCTGATAATGCATCGTCCTTATTAACTTCGTATAAAATTCAGTCTATGGATGTTTTATACAAAGAATCAGATGCTTTAGTTGTAAAAGTTTTAGAAACATTATCAATATCAGATATAAATAACAAATCTGTAAACAACACGTGTATTTACAATTATCAATCAAGAAAACCTTATAAAACACTAACTCAAGATCAAACAGTTAGGGTTTATGATAAAGTTCCAGTAAGAGCTTTAGCTCAAGAAACTGCCGGTAATAGAATAATATATGGAAATTTTCATGACATATATACTCCTCCATCTAATATAGACTATACAGTTAGATCTATAGAAAAAACTACAACAACATCTGATAGTTGGGTTGAATATCCCTAACCACTCGTTAAAACAAAATAGAAACTACCAAGTTGGTTTTGTATTAGCGGATAAATACGGTAGACAATCTTCTGTTATACTATCTCCAGTTACATTAACATCAACTAATCAAGAATTAGGTTCTACTATTTTTTCGCCATACTATAGAGCTGCGGATAATTTAAATATTAAAAATTGGTTTGGCGATACATTACAAGTAGTTGTTAACGAACCGGGTATACAATCAAATCAAGCTGGTAATAGTCAACCTAATTTTTCTACAGGAGAACCTGGTCTTTATGCTATAAGAACAGGCACGGGTAAAGGCTTTATGATTTCTGATACCGCTGGTGAGGAGGCTACTATTATAGGTAATGTTTATCAGTTTAAGTTAAGTAGTTCAGCTGGTGTTAATAATGTAATACCTGCAACAACTAATTATTTAAGAGGAGAGTTTACTGACTATGTTTATGTTAGCAATGTCCAACCAAATACACCTTCAGCTGGAATATATAGAGTCACTACAACAGGGCAAATAAACAGTTCTTATTTAAATAATTTTCAAAATGCTTCTGATATAAAATGGTCTTATAATATAAATCCTACAGGTTGGTATTCGTATAAAGTTGTTGTTAAGCAAACTCAACAAGATTATTATAACGTATACTTACCAGGTATATTAAACGGTTATCCTGATCAAACAGGTGCAACAGCAACACCAATTGTACCTTTTCCTACTGGTGAAGATGATAAAACTGCAAATATTGTTTTAATAAATGATAACATAAATAAAGTTCCTAGAGATTTATCTGAGGTTGGACCTGATCAAAAACAATTTAGAAGTTCAGTTCAATTGTTTGGTAGAGTTACAAATGTGTTAACAGCTAGTACACCGCCAGCCGCAACAGATACGCAAAACAATATACAATATTATCCTGGAACTAGTACTGATACAGCTATAAGCGTTGCTACAAGTAACGATTCAAATATGGAATTTGATAATCTAAGTACAGAAGGTCAAGCTAATTTATACCAAATAGATAGTAAGCCTTTAATAGCTAGGCTAGCAACATCAAGTTCAATAGGTGTTACATCAACAACAAGCGTTAACACTAACATGACTCCTTTTTTAGCTATATATGAAACAGAGCCTGATGAGTCTTTATTAGATATATTTTGGGAAACTGCAACTGTAGGTATGATTTCTGATTTAAATGAAGATGTATCAACTGGTTTTGAAGGACCAACTAGTTTTAACTTTGATTTTTCAAGTTTTCAAGAAAACGTAGCACCTGGTAGTGCTATAACAGATTTAGTTTGGCCAACAACAAATGAAGGTGGGGTTTTTGATTTAAACAACCCTAGCACAGCAACAATGAGTGTTACGGATGGTAGCGACAATGTAGTTAATTATTTTACACTTTATCAAGAAACAGCTGCCGGAGCTGATCAATATAAATATCAAATCAAAACCGCATCAAACAAATTTTTTACTTATAAAAATAATTCTGCTGTTTTAGATGATTATACTTTTGCAATAACAGTAACCCCTACCGCAACACCAGCTAATGCAAACACTATTTCTATAAGTGGTACTTTAATAAATAAAGATCCTTTATTTGATCCCGCATTAAGTTTGATAACAAAAACTGTAGATCAAACTGTTATATCACCAAAACTTACTGCATTTAATGGAACTAACGCTAGTAATACTACAGCTGAAAAAGAAAGTCAATTAGAGTGGACTATAACTGCAGGAAACCCTACTAATACTGTTAACGGTCAACCTGCTTTTCAATTAAACGCTACAACTGGTGAATTAACACAAACACCTAATAATACACCTAACGGATTATACAATTTAACTATAACACTAAAAGATGCTGTTTCAAGCGGTACTCAAGGTGCTGGTGGAAGAACTATAACAGGAAATCAATCAATAAGAATTGGGCCTACACCTACTAATTCAGGTGTTGCTTCATTTTGTAAAGACAGAGTTAATGATGCGAGTGCGCAATATCCTAACCAAGCAAGTATAGCGCCATATCAATCGGTTGGCGGCAGTATAACTGCTGTTTGGTATTTATCAAACAACACGTCAAGTGGTGCAACTAGAGAAACTTATTTAAAAGGTACAGGTTGGCCATCAGGTTGTGAACCAACAAACGCATCAACTGGTGCATACACAAATTCAACATACACTGATTGCTATACAATACATAGATTGGGTAATGCTTTAACACAGGGTACTGTTGCTTTATCTATGAACATGCAGTTAAATTATACTTCAGGAGTAAACCCACCTAGTGGAATAGAAGGAACAATCGATAGTTGGAGAGTTTATCATAGAACTAACAACACCCAAGCTTGGGCTGTTATAGCAGATATTAACAACCATACTATAAGAGCTGGTGGTATACAAAGAAGTGCAGGTCAAGCCGTAAGATTACAAACTTTTTCTCAAACAGATAGTTATTATTTACAATATGTAATGGCTTACAATACACCTGGTGAATATTTAATAGTTGCTAAAGACATGACAACTACTATATCACAAACTGCAGATCAAGCTTTAATAGCTTATTGTAACTCTAGTGATTTAAATTATGCATCGTGTGTTATAGACGACGGTACAAATGTTTCACCATCAGCTACAACATATCAATATGGTATGAGTGGAACTTCTAGTACGGGTAACACTTGTAGTTTTGGTACTAATACAGCTTATTCAAATGTACCTTATGGTCAATATGTTAATCAGTTTTTTCCAAACTAGTTCCTTAACAAACCCGTATAATTTTACCACAGATGCAACGGATAGTAATGGTGTAACTCATACAAACTATTTATCATATAGAATGAAACAAGCAAGTCCTTACAATGAAGGTGGTGTTAATTATAAATACTCTTTTAGTGCTAGATTTACTACAGGCACTGGATTAGCTGGAAAAGTTTATAACCCGCCAAGCTGGGGTACTGATTCTTATATTTACAATTGTGGTAATTTAGCCAATGCTCAATCTCAGAAGAACGCTTTAGCTTTAACATTTCCTTACACTGTAGACACAACTACTATAAGTTAGTAATATTAATTAAAAATGAGTGATAATAAATTATGGCAGCTACATTAGAAGTTAAATACTTTAACACATTCTGGTTAAAAAAGATCAAGAGTATTACTGATGTAAAGACTACAAATGTTGGTGCTACAAACACAGCTGTTGATACAACTATTATATTAATACCAGCTAATACTATTGGTATAGGCGCTGGTCAAACGGTTACTAATAATACTAATACAACTGGTTTTGCGTCTGGTGTAGTTACTGTTACAGCTAGAGATGGTGCTACGGTTACAGTTAGCACTCCTGCTTTATCTACAACTACCAACGCTAATTCAGCTTCAACAGGAACCACATTAACTTTAACAGCAGCTAACCAAAATGTTGTTGCTGGAATGAAAGTTACTGGAACAGGTGTTACTGCTAATACTTATATAGAATCTGTTACTAATGCTGGATTGGTCTACGTGTTAAATCAAGCTGCTAATTTAGCTTTAAACGCTTCGCTTACATATACATCTAGTATTAATATTGCAGCTAGTGATAGTCTAACATTTACCGGCAGAGCAGCTGGTCCTAATATACCTGGTGGTTATGTAAATGACAATGCAACGTCTTGGTATGAAGAGGAATCAAGAATAAGAGGTGGTTATAACAATACATCAGTTGATTTTGGTGTAAAAGCTTACTTAGTCGAAGACACTTCTGCTCAACAAAATAGGATAAGTACATTGATATATTCAGGTATTTTTAATTCTAGAACAGGTATAAATAATACTAATCAATTTTCTGTAGGAAAAGATATAACTAGATCTGCTGATCCAGCAAATGGTTCTATACAAAGACTATATGCTGAAGATACTAATTTAATTATATTTCAAGAAGATAAAGTCAGTAGAGCTTTAATAGATAAAGACGCTATATATTCAGCTGAAGGAAATGCGTCTATAACATCGACACAGCTAGTTATAGGTCAAATAGTTGCTTATGGTGGTGAGTATGGTATTAGCACTAATCCAGAAAGTTTTGCTGTGTATGGTTATAGAAAATATTTTACAGATAAAAAAAGAGGGTGCGTGTTAAGGTTGTCAAAAGATGGTATAACAGAAATATCCTCTTATGGTATGCATGACTTTTTTAGAGATCAACTTTCTGCTCTAGGTAATTTAAAATTAATTGGATCATGGGATAATCACGCAAAAAATTACATATTATCAATACAGGGTTCAGGATATAAAACTTTAGTATTTGATGAAGGTGTAAAAGGTTGGACATCATTTTTAGATTTTAAACCTACAAGGGCGTTTAGTTTAAACAATTTATATTATACTTTTAACAGTGGTAAACTTTATCAACATTATTTAGGTACTTATGCTAATTTTTATGGCACAACATATCAATCAGATGTTACTGTGGTTTTAAATTCGCAACCATCTGTTGTTAAAGTTTTCCAAACTGTAAATTATGAAGGAGGTCCTGGCTGGGAACTAGACAGCTTTATAGGCAGCTCTAGCGATTCATCTTTACCAATAGGTGTATATCAACCACAAACAACTTTAGTCGGTTTAGAAGGAGCTTTATTTTCTAACAATTTTAAGAAAAAAGAAAACAAGTTTTTTGCAAATCTTATAAATGCTTCTAATCCAGCTCAAGGAGAGATTATATTTGGCAATTCTGTTAGTGGTGTTAAAGGTTTCTTTTCAACTGTTAAGTTAAAAATATCTGCAACAACACAATTTGACACATCATCAATTAAAAAAGAATTATTTTCTATAGCTTCAAACGTTGTAGAATCATCATATTAAAATTTACATTATGTTTAATAAATCAATATATATATTATGGGATTAGGTGGAAGCGGGCAGTGTCATTGCTGGAGGAGCCGGTGGTGGAGCTGCGGCAGCGGGAGCTGGAGGATTAGGAGCAGTAGGAGCGGCTTTAGGACCTGTTGGATGGGGTCTAATGGCTGTTAGCGCTTTAACATCTATATTCGGTGGTGGAGCTAAAAGAAGAGCAGCTCGTAGAGCAGAAGAAAGAAAAAGAGTTTTAACTAATGAGCTAAATATACTTGAAAACAAAAGACAAACTATTATAAATCCTTATGCGGGTATAACTAATTTATCTGGCATGGCTAAAGATTTAAGTAATATGGTTTCAAATCCTTACGCAAATTTAGGTGTAGCAACTAAAGCAGCTGATATACAAATAGAACAAACTGATATAGCTTTAGCTAATACATTAGATACATTAAGAGCTACTGGTGCTAGTGCTGGTGGTGCAACAGCTTTAGCTCAAGCCGCTTTACAAAGTAAAAAAGGAGTTGCAGCCAACATTGAACAACAAGAGGCTCAAAACGATAAGCTAAGAGCTCAAGGAGAGTCTAAGTTAGAAATGTTAAAAATGCAAGAAGCTCAAAGATTACAAACAATAGGTATGAGTGAAGCAGCCAGGGTGCAGCAAGCAGGTGTTGCTGGTGAGCAATTCATGTTTAATGCAAGAGACAAAAGAGAAACAGAACAGTTAAATAGAAAACAAGCTCAAATTACTGGAGAAGCTCAAGCTGCTGTAGCTGCAAACCAGGGCGCTGATGCAATGTATGCTGCTGGGCTTACTTCTATAGGAACACTAGGTGCTGCTTACTTAGGTAATAGATAAAAAATAATTATGTCATACGAAAATCCACAAGTTGTAGTAAATACAGAATCTGCAAAATACTATGCTCAAGCTATAGCAAGCATTGGTCAAAATGTAGCTAAAGCACTTCAGCAGGGAGGAGATAGAAGAAGAGCAGAGGCTAAAGCTAGAAAAAAACAAAATTTACTAGACGCTAATAATAGAGTTAAATTTGGATCTGAATATTTAACTCTTGTAAACAAGTCTTTAAAAGATTTTGATATGAGTTCTGAGATAAGCCCTCGGTTAAACGAACTTATAGATAAAGCTGCAGATGTTAAGACTAGATTAATGAACATGACTAGCGGTTCATCAGAATATTTTGAATTAAAAGATGAGCTTAATGCTTTAGAAACTTTCTTTAATGTAGGTTTAGAACAAGGTTTAGAAAATTTTGTAGGTATAAGATCAGATTTTTCACAAGGCCAAAACAGTATAGGGTCTGAACAAAGTTATGACGGTGATGAATTAATAAACTTTGGATTATCAGCATCACAAACCCAACCAAGCTTAGTCGGAGATGTTTTGTCAACTCTACCAAATACTAAACCTGTAAACAGAAATTTTAGTATTAAAAGATTAAAAGGCGAGGGTGGAAAAATGGGCGCGTATAATATATTTGCATCGTTTGGCAAAAAGTTTGAAAATTTTACAGGAGAAGAAGTTGCTGACTTTAGAAATATACCACAAAGAACATATAATATTAATAAAGATTTTGGCACGGAAAGTGTTGTTACAAATCCTAATATATCTAAAGTTGTAACCAATACCCTAAATGATTTGGAAATAACTAAAGATGGTTCTTTGAACTATAAAGGTAAAATACCTTCAAGCGGTTTACTAAGCATAATGACTAAAGAAACTGAAATTGTGGATAGAGGAGGTATAAAACTTGAAATACCTAAAATATCAGTAGAAGCATTAAGAGCTAAATTAAGTGGAACTTTACAGGCTAGAATAGGTGGTATAGTTAAAAGCGGTGATGCTGAAATGGGAAGTTTAGGTATAGGTATAAACAGAATGCAAAGTTATGTAGATGATATTTTACCGGAAGAACTAGATGATTTTGTTGGAACACTTGAACCTGATCCTTCTACAGCATATGGTTTAACAGAAGAATCTTATAAAAGATTAGAATATGCTATTGCAATGGTTAAAAAAAGAGAAATAGAAGGTGGTTTAGTTGGAAGAGAAGTAGAAGGACCTGAAAAACTGTCAGAGGGAGATAAAAAAAGACAAGATAAAAATGACATGCTAAAAACTTTAGGTGAAGACTTATTAACCTTTGATACAAAAAGACCTGGCATAGATATGGGTGTAGGAAGTCAAGATATTGTACCAGATGAAGTGTTTCAACAAGAGTTGTTAAAAATTGGACCTGGCTTTACTTATAGTAAAATAATTAGCGATGGTGGTAAAGATTTTATTCCTTTAAAAGTTATAGGTGCTCCTGATAGTGACGCTGTTCAAATACCTTTAGCTGGCTTAAGTGATGTTGCTTTAAAGAAAGCAATGTATCTACTAGCTGGTGGTAAAAAAACTGATGATGCTTATGAAAAGCTAGGAACTGAGAAAAAGGAAGTAAAAGATCCGTACGATATATTTGCTAGAAATTAAATTTAAATAATGATAGAACTACAAGACCCTAAAACAATTGCGTATAAGGTAATGAAAGATGGTGAAGAGAAGATATATGATATACCTGAAGATACAGTAGATACGTTTTTAAAAGATAATCCTAAAGCTGAACTTTTTGAAGAAGTTGAAGTAAAGGAAGACGGTGTTGTGGGGACGGATGCGCCTGTAACACCAGAAAAAGATACGGCATCCAATTCGGTAGCTGGTTCCTCGGAGTTTACAAGAGATAAGTTAGATTTAGATTTAAAACCTGTAGCTTTACTAGAAACAGATCCTGAAGGAGAAAAGTTTGTAACAGATTTTGAAAAAGCTATACAATTTTCAGATGCTGAAAATCTTTTATTTGAAAAAGAAAAAGACACTATAGATGAAAATGGTAAAAAAATACCGGGTGGCTATACAATACCTGTAGATTTCACACCATACGAAGAAACTAAACAAGATGTTGAGTATGTTCTTACGTCAAGAGGCTACGTGCCAATAACAAAAGGAACAAAAACAGAAACTATAATTCCTTATAAAAAAGAATTAGATGAAGCTACTAACATGCTTACTAATCCTAATAAATATGGCCTTACCTGGAAACCTATAGAAAAACCTAGCACGGAGCAAATACAAGCTTTAGCTTCTTACATGGTAAAAACTAAAGAAAAAAGTGCTTTATTAAAAAAGAAAACTCAAGATTATTTACAAACACTAACAAATAAAGAAAGAGAAGCTTTAGCTCCTTACGAAGCTAATAAATATATAAAAAATAAAGCGGCTTTTGACAAGCTACAACAAGAAGAAGATGTGCTTTATGACAAATATACTAAAAGTGCTAACTTTATTAATTTAAAAAATATAACAGAAAAAATAAATGATCCTGATTACAAGTTTGATGTAGAAGGGTTAGGAGATATAGAGGTTGTAGAAATACTGCAAAAAAGAATTGAAGACATGGGAGATCCTTCTATGTTGTTTACTGATTCTAGCATAAAACTTTATAATAATTTAATAAATAAATACAACGAAGAAATTAAGCAAGTTAAAACAGTAAAATTAGAGAATGGTAAGGTTATACCTATTGCCACTTTTAATTTGCTAAAAGAATTGCAAGATGAAAACAAAAATGTTTTTAATACTTTAAGTGATATTGAAAAAGAAAAAGAAGATTTACCAATAGATATAAAAACTTCTGAAGAATTATTAGGTTATTTAAAATTAAATTATTCTGAAATAGAAAAGTTTGGAACAAAAATAAGAAACATTTTTGGAGTACTACCTTTAAATGTAGTAACTGGTGGACTAGGATTAGCTTCTGATTTTACCCTTGGTTTAGCTGAATTAGGTTTAGAAAAAACTGGTTTAGTAGAAGAAGGCACTGTAGATGCAATTTCTAAAATGGATCAAATAGGTATGCGTGGAAACCCATTTGTGGCTATAGAAAAACTAAGAGGTTTTAAAAATTGGTTAAACAATTCAATGGAAAAACAATATCAAGACAAGTATGTTGGAGATATTACTTTAGAAGAAGGTTTTTCTAGTGGAACAAATTTTGGTAAGTTTTTTACCCAAGAATTAATAGGTCAAGGAGGTACATTAGCTATGTTATATTATGGAGGTTATGGGCTAGGTATGACAGGTGTTGGTTTAGATTCTTATCAACAACAAATGAGAACAATGTATAACGAAGATGAAATGCCATTTGCTGAAAAAACATCTCGTTTAGAAAAACTTGCAGTTTCTGCTGGGTACGCTGCTCTTGAAGTTTCACTAGGTGCATTACCTACTTTAAAAATATTAAACAAAGGAAAACAAGTTGTAGATGATGTTCTTGAGGCTGGAACAAGAACTTTATTTAATAAAGGTGTAGGTGATTTTATGCTAACGGGTATTAAAGCTGCTGGATATGGTATGGCTTTAGAAGCACCTACAGAAGGATTAACTGTTCTTGGACAAAACGGAATAGATATTGTAAGAGGTGTTAAAACACCTAATCAAATAATGGAAAATGTAGATCATGCTACAGTGGTTGGTGGTATGATTGGTTCTGTTATAAGTGCTTCACCGTATGTTGTTGGCGCTACTTATAGTTTATTTTCTGATTATAATTCTTATGAAGGTTATAGAAAAAACCTAAAAGAAGTTACAAATCTTCACAAGCAAACTGTAGGAATGGATAAAAGAACTACAGAATACAAAATAATAAAAAAGCAAATAGATAATTTAGAGGCTAAAAATGATATTATATTACAAAATGTTGAAAGTAAAATTACTAATAAATTAACTAAAGAAGGTTTTTACGCTTTTAGAGATGCTACAAAAAGACAAGAGCAAATAAGAAATGAAGCTAAAGAGATAGATGAAAAATATAAAGCTAAAAAAATAACAAAAGAAAATAGAGAGACAGCTTTAGAGTCTTTGTTGGGAGAATTTCAAAGTCTTGAATTAGCTAGAAGAGATTTTAAAGAATCTTTTACAATGAATATTGGTTTGTTATCTCAAGAAGAACAAGTTAAGTATGAGCAAGCGGCTAGATTAAATTTAGAATCTACAGGCAAAGACTTTACAAATCAAGATGTAAGGGTTGAAGCTGAAAAAATATGGCAAAAAGAAACATTTGATAAAAATTCAGAAAAAGATTGGTTAACAATAAAAAGATTTAATAAATCTGGGATTAACACATCATATGCTATGTCAGATAGTAATAGCGAAAGTGTGCAAAAATTCAAAGAGGCTTTAGATGCAAGAGTTGCTGATACAAACCATCCAATGGATGAAGCTGAAGCTAAAAAACTTTTAAATGAGTTTAAGACTGGTATAAATAATGGTACTTTAAATGGTGTTAATTTACTTACCTTTGATAAAGATGGTAAAAGAGTTTATGATATTATTGTAGATCGAACAAATGCTATAAAGAATGGTAAAACATCTACAGGTATACATGAGATGGGACATACCTTATTTGCTGAAACTATTAGTACAAACTCAGATGCTTTTAAACTTGTAGCGCTTAACGTTTTAGGTTGGTTGAAAATTAATAATAAAAAAGCTTACACTAGAATAATGGAGCGCGTTAAAAATGAATCAAACTATGATGAAGTTTTAACAAACTTTTTAGAAGAAGTTCCACGTATGCAATTAGAAGCTAAAAACAATAAAGGTTTATTAGCTATACTTTCTCAAGGTTTACCTGACGCTATTAGCGATGCCACTGGTGGATCTAGTAATTTTAATTTAAAAGGAGGTGTAGATACTGTAGATTTTTTAACAACTTTAGCTAATAAATTAAAAACAGGAAAACTAACTATTGCTGAAATAAAACAACTTAAAAAAGGTGTTGAGCTAGAAGGTGTAGTTGACTTGGTTGAAGAAACTACAGAAACTAAAGTATCTGAATCTAAAACACCAGCTACAACTTTAGCTAAAGAGGTTATTGAAGTTGGAGGTTTTGATAATTTAACCGCTGCTAAACAACAAGATTTAAGAAAACAATATAATGATATTGCTATAAAAGCTTTAGGTTTTTTACAGGGCAAAGGTATACCGGGTAAACCTAAAATTACAAAAGCAGATGCAACTTCGTTTGTTGCTGCGCAAATGCCTAGTATTATAAGTAGATATAAAAAAGGAGAATTTAGCACTTGGGTTAATGCAAACATAAAACCTAAACGACAAGCGTTTTACCAACAAGAATTAGAAGGTAAAGCTGTTGAAACTAGATTAAGTGATGAAAGAGCTAGAGAATTAAAAAGCACTGAAGCTGCTGATTCATCAATAGCATTACAAGAGCGAGCTAAAAGTGAAGCTAAAACCGATGTTAAAAGAATAGATGTTTTAAAAAGTAAAAGAACACAAGGTAAGGTTGATCAAATAAAAAAAGCTGTAACATTAAAACCAGCTGAAATAGCAAGTGGTTTAACGTTTAAAAACATTAGTGATAAATACGCAGGACCTGTAGGTGAAATAATATATGATATACCTGCTAATAAAATAACAACTAATGATACATTGACATACGCAACTAAAGTAGTTGATGGTATACCTCAAGCTTCTGAAGCTAGTAAAATACAAAGTAAGTTTAACGATTTACAAGAAACTAAAAACTTTATAAAAACACTACCACCTGAAAATGTAAGTCAAGACACAGCTGTAGTTGGTAAACAAGGTGTTATAAAAGATGTATCAAGAGAATTTCAAGGTATTAGTTTAGGCCTAAAAGGTAGAGTATTAAATTATTTTTACGAAAAAACTGGTAAAAGATCTAAAGGTTTGACATCTCAACCAGGTGTATGGAAATTAAAACCACAGTTTTTAAACCCTACAGATGCTACAGTAACTAAGTTGCAGCGTGATATGGGTATTACAGATCGAGGTGAATTAAATATACCTATAAAAGGTAAAGCTAGAACTGAGTTTGGTACGTTTATAAAAGGTATAGCTAAACTAGATAGTGCTTTAATTGCGTTAAGAGCTGCTACACAAAACATTGAAGGATCAACAGTTAAAACAGCTAAACCTAAACAACAGATTATAGCTGATGCTTCTGCTGGTAAAAGCAAACTAATGTTTAGTAAGATAAATGAAAACGTTGGTGATTTAATAGATGCATTAGATAATCCTAATTTTGACATTGATAAAAGTATTGATAAGATTTTAGAAAGAAATGGAGTTGGTCCAACATATACTTTCAAAACAACAGAAGATGTAGATAATTATGTTGCTGCTCTTAAAAAGTTTGTATTACCTTTAATGCCTAGAGATTTTTGGTTTGGTAAACCTAATAAAAAAACAGGAAAATATGGGACAGAATTTACGCCAGGTATAAGGAGTAAATCATCTTGGTATAACCTATACAATGAGTATTACAAACCTCAAATGGAGCTTTTAAGAAATTTACCTGATTCAGCTTTTGGTGCAAAAATTGATGGTGTTACAGATTTTAAAAGATCTGGATACTCAACTATATTTAAAAACCCTGAAGTAATAAGAAGAAATCAAAAAAACGGTAAAATAGCTGAATACAATAAAAAAGTAGGTTTAATACATAAAGCTTTATGGAAAAGAATTACTGAAACCATAAGAAATGATAAAGAATCAGCTAGAGCAATTGGTAATTATTTAAAACTAACAGGATCACAAAGCAATCACTGGCATAAAGCCGGTGCTGAATTTGTAGCTTTTTCTACTAAACTTACTAAAAGAAAAAAAGGCGAAAGTAAATATGAATATGAACATGCTATGCCTGCCACTGCTGCTTATATGTACTTGATGGATGTTGCTTTACATAAAGATTATAATTTTGAATCTGCATATCTAGCTGTTATGGATAATTATAAACTTATAGCTTTAGACAAAGCTATGGACGATAAATTAAGAATAGCAGGTTTACAAAGAGGTATGCAAAAAGGATGGAGACTTGGTGAAAACTATTGGTGGCAAAGGTATTTTAATACTCAAGTTGCTGCAGTTGATGGTGGTATAAATCCTCAATCATTAGAAATGACTAATGGTAGACTTATGGGAGATCAGTTAGGTATTGATACAAACGGTAGAAGAACAACTCCGCAATTAAGAAAATCAGAGTCAAAGGCAAAAACATTTAATGAAAATATTTTACCTAACAATATAAAATTTTCTAAATCAGCAACTAACCAAACTGTTCTTGATGAAATGCAAAAGCTAGATACAGAAGCTCAGCAAGCTAGATTAAGAAAAAGTGAGACAGAAGATTTAAGTGGGCAATTTAATAGTATAATTGAAAGAGCTACAGGTATAGGTAAAGAAAAAGTATATGGTGAAACTAAAGCTAGAGCGGTTGGCGCTGGTAAAGGTAAGTTTAACTTACTTGGTATACCACCATCTGCTCAAGACTTTGTAGGTTTGACTAGATATTTTGCCGGTAAAGGTAAAGATGGAGATGCTACTATAGCTTGGGTTAAAGAAAACTTTTTAGATCCATTTGCTAGAGCTAACATAGATATATCAAATGCTAGAGTTGCTTTAGCTAATGATTATAAAGCATTAAAAAATTTACTTAAAGTAAACAACAAAGGGCTTAATAAAAAAATAGTTGGTGAACCTTATACGGTGGGAAATGCTGTAAGAGTTTATACATGGGGACAACAGGGTATGACTATTCCAGGATTGTCTAAAGCTGATCAAAAAATATTAGAAGATTATGTTAAAGCTGATGAAAACTTAATGACATTTGCAGAGCAATTAATTTCTATAAATAAAGACAATGGTTATCCAAAACCACAAGATGGTTGGTTAGCTGGTACTATTACAACTGATTTATTGTCTGGTTTAAATACAGTCGTTAGAGCTAAGTATTTAGAACAATGGCAGGAAAATGTTAATCAAGTTTTTACACCAGAAAACATGAATAAACTAGAGGCTGCTTACGGAAATGGTTATAGAAAAGCTTTACAAAATATTCTTAATCGTATGAAAACTGGTAGCAACAGAGGTGCTATGGGTGATACGCTTACAGGTAGATTTGTTGACTGGCTAAATGGTTCTGTAGGTGCTATAATGTTTTTTAACATGCGATCAGCTGTGCTACAGACTATCTCAGCTGTCAACTTTGTTAATTTTACTGACAATAATCTATTTAAAGCGGCGGCGGCTTTTGGTAATCAACCACAATATTGGAGAGACGTTATTGATCTTATGAATTCTGATTATTTAGTTGAAAGACGTAATGGTTTAAAAATAAATGTTAATGAAGCTGATATTGCAGAAATAGCCGCTGAGTCAAAAAATAAAGCTAAAGCCTTTATAAGTAAGTTATTAAAAATTGGTTTTTTACCTACACAAATAGCGGATAGTTTTGCTATTGCATCAGGTGGTGCTACATTTTATAGAAACAGATACAAAAGTTTAAAGAAACTAGGGTTAACAGACGCGCAAGCTAAAGATCAAGCTTTTTTAGATTTTAGAGAAATAGCCGAAGAAAACCAACAGTCTAGTAGACCTGATAGAATTAGTGCTCAACAAGCTGGTCCAATGGGACGTATTATATTAGCTTTTGCTAATACACCAGCTCAGTATGCAAGAATTATGCAAAAAGCTGCTAGTGATCTTAAGAATCGTCGAGGAGATGATAAAACTAACATATCTAAGATATTATACTATGGTATGATACAAAATGTTATATTTAATGCTTTGCAACAAGCATTGTTTGTGATGGCATTTGGAGATGAAGAACCTAATGAAGAAGCTAAAAATAAAAAATACACAGGTATTGTCAACGGTATGGCTGATTCTTTATTAAGAGGACTTGGTTTTCACGGTGCAGCTATATCCTCGATAAAAAATGCTATAATAAAATTAGCTCAAGGAGGTAAAGCTCAAGATGCCGCTATTGAAATGTTAGATATTTCACCTCCTATATCGTCAAAAATAGGCAAATTAAGATCTGCTGGTAGAACATGGGACTGGAATAAAAAAGAAATATATGAAAAAGGTTGGTCATTTGATAATCCAGCTTGGTTAGCAAGTGGTCAAGTAGTTAGTGCTGCTACTAATATACCACTTGATAGAGGTATAAGAAAATTACAAAACTTAAAAGATGCATCTGATGCTGAAAATGAAGAATGGATGAGAGTAGCTAATGCTTTAGGTTGGCAAAAATGGGAACTTGAATGGGATAAAGATAAAAAGAAAAAACCTAAAAAACAAACTAGCTCAAGAAGATCAACAAGAAGCTCATCAACAAGAACTGGCTCAAGAAGAACAACAAGAAACTAAATATAAATTATGGCAATCAAACCGAAAAGAAAAAAACCTAGCTGCTGGAAAGGTTATGTAGCAAAAGGTAAAAAGAAATCACCTAGTGGAAAACGTGATAAAAACGGAAAAATCAAAATGGTGAACAATTGTGTAAAAATTAAAAAGAAAAAATGAAATTATGGAAAATTGTCCTTATTGTTCTAGCTGCCACTGTAGCTAGTTGCGGAACGCACACTAAAAAACCTAAAATACAGATAACCCACGTGTTAGCTGTAACAGAGCAAGGTGACACCTTGAGATTACCTATAAACATGATTAAACCAAATGTTTATTATAATATTGTATCGTATCCCAGTTATCCTAGATATTATAGCAACTGGTACAATGAAGGCTATTACAGACATAGGAGTGAACCTATTTATGTACCTAGCAATAACAGTTCTAATAACAATAACAATAACAGTAGTAGTAAAGGTTCAGTTGAATCTAAAGACATATCAAGACTAGATGTTAATGCTACTAAGGTAAAAATGAAAAATTAAATGGCTCAAAAAATTTCAGAGAACACAGAGGTACAACTAGACTTAAAAACAATTGGTATGCTTGTGGCAGGAGCCGTAAGTTTAGCGGCTATGTACTTTACTTTGCAAAAGGATATAGACTTAGCAAAAGAACTACCTAAACCAGAGGTAAGTAGAACAGAGTATGATCTTAAAGATGAGCTAGTTAGATCGACTATTATGGACATTGATGAAAAAGTGCAAGATAATAGTGATAAGCTAGATAAAATAGATGATAAACTGTTTGAAATTATAAATAAATAATCAAATGAAAAAGCTTTTAATTATATTTACTTTAATGTGCGGTTATTTTTCAAATGCACAATACGAAGTATTACACATCAATAGCGCATGGAATTCTAGACATAATTTAGATTTAAGTGGGCTTAAACATGCTAATGTAAAATATGTATTTTTAGAAGATCAACCACCTTCTTTTAAACAACAAATTAAGTCTGTACCAACTATACTCGTTTTAGATAAGAATAAAAAGACTAGAGGCCTTTGGAATGGAGGTATTGCATTAAAATTAAAGATAACAAAACAAGACGTTCAAGATCATATTGATAAATTAATAGCCCAAGAAGCTGCTAACCCCTCAAGAAGAAGATCAACAAATTAAGACATCTGCAAAAGTGATTTTAAAGGTGTAAATAACAGGGAATCAAGTGATTATAATAATGTAACGCTTTAATTATTATAAATGAACTTAATTTTATCTTTCTTGTTATTTTTCAATATGTCAAACGATATTGAAACAGAACTGTTAAACGCTATTAATGAAGGAAATTACAACAAAGTAAATTCAATGTTGATAGTAAATCGAATCCATGCAACTGAAATTATTGATGGTAAACCATTGCTAATCCATGCTATTATAGCGGATAAAGCTAATATTGTTTACTTATTATGTTTGAGAGGAGCACAGCCTTATGTAGATATGTGTGATGAAGGCTATAATGCTATGGATTGGGCAAAGAAAAGTGGAAGTTATTACGCTCGAGCTGAGTTAATAATGATTACCACACAGTAAAGGAATAATAAAATGGGCACCATACCCAAACATTCCTGTAACAAGAAAGGGAGCTATGAAAATAGCCCCCTTTTTTTATATAATCAACTCCCACCAACCACTCATTTCCTCCGCTGGTGATCAACCCAACGAACGTTGATTATCCGTCACAACTAAGACACGATTCGTCCATTGCTTGCTCAGCAATATCTCCACGTAACACTGACTCAGTCCGAGTATAGTATAAGGTTTTAATACCTTTCTTCCAAGCTTCAAAATGTACTTTATTTATCCACTTAGGTGTAGCAATACTAGGAAAAGCTAAGTTTAAACTTACACTTTGATCTATATATTGCTGCCTGATACCTGCTTGATTAATTAATTCTAATTGATTAATCTCTTTAAATGTTTTAAATACATCTTTAGCTGGTATATCATTATAAGGACCAACCATAACCTTATTAAGTTCTTTTAGCCCTTGTACTGATCCTCCGTCTTTTAAGATTTTAGACCAAGTAGTTTCATTATTGATTTTAAGCTTCCGAAGGAGTTTAACCAATGTGGGATTTTTACGAATGAAAGTACCTTTAGCACTTTGTTCAGTAAATACATTAGCAGCCCAAGGCTCGATACCAGGAGATACATTACCGCTAAGCTTACTGTTACTAACGGTAGGAGCAATAGCCCTAAGATGAGTATTCCGCATGCCAGTGCCGACACACCAAAGAGGTTCGCCAAACTCTTCAGCAAGGGCCATAGAGGCTCGTTCAGATTCAATTTTAATTTGTGAAAATATTTTTCTAGTTTCATATTGTGATAATAATCCTTCAAATGGTAGGCCCTTTTCTTGTAAGTACGTGTGCCAACCTAAAACGCCTAATCCTAAAGCTCTACCTTTTTCAGCAGATCTTACAGAATTATGAAATCCAACTTTACCTTTGGATCTCTGTATAAATTCTTCTAATACACCATCTAAAAACCATATAGAGTCATGTATTAAATTAGTTCCTTTCCATTCATCATATCTAGCTAAGTTTAAACTAGATAAACAACAAACAAAACTATGTGACTCGTCTGTATGTAATGTAATTTCACTACATATGTTTGTCATATGAACTTTTAAACCGTGCTTTTTGTAAGCTGTTGGGTTATTTTTGTTTGTATTTCCCTTAAATAATATATAAGGTTCTCCAGTTGCTTTACGCTTTTGTAATAACTTTCCCCATAGTTTTCTAGCTGAAGTATCTCCGCTTTCAACTCTTCGCATAAACTTGTCGCCGACCACAGCGCACTGGTGGAGGTTGAGTGACTGACGATTAACGTCTCCTTTAGGTTCTCTAATTTCAAGCCATTCTTCAAAATCGGGGTGTTCAATATTAATGATTAACTGATGCAGCTCCTCTTCGGACAGATCCTTGATTAGTGGCAAGTATTGTTGAATCGTATATCTTACAAAAAGGCACAACTCCGTCACTTGTTCCATTTCCTTTAATTTTTGCACTAGCGGGTCTGATTTGATTAATGCCGATCCCTACTCCACCGCCGTGCTTTCGCGAGTAGCATCATCTCTAAGTTTTTACTAGTCCTATATCGTATATACTATCAGCTACATCTATTCCAAAACAACTGATTGGTAAACCTCTGATCTGTACCCGTATTAGATAACACAGGAGATGCTAAGACATAGCCAACCTTGACCAAATGTATTCAAAAAATTTATCAGCCATCTCAGGACGTTCTAAACGCTTTAGCTACAGTTTTACAAACTCTTTCGATATGCATGCCCAAGGTGTTTCACCTTTATAACAAATAGCCTCCACCAATAGTTTTTTTATACACATCAGTATCTCCCCACGCAGGGTAATCAACACCTTTTTTCCATTCATTATTCCACATCAGTTTCAAACTTTTTTTCTTCTATTTGTTCTTTAGCTTTATTATGCTTTTCTACTAACTTATCTAATGCTTCTTCATAACCTGGCATTAAGCTTTAAAGTATCCATTGTACCAAAAGCTACATCTACTTACCTTACTCATCTCAGGTATCATTTGCCTAAACATATTCTCTAGGTTTGCGATCCTGTTTTGCATTTCAATTAATTTATTTTCTTTCATATTATTTAATTTTATTTTTACCAAACATCTTCAAAGTCTTCGCCTTCATTTGCTTTACTATAGTCAGTCGGCCTAATAGCGAAGAAATCAGTGTGAGTGTGACCCCCAGTAAGATGATCGAACCAAGCCATTTTTTCAATTGACTTTTGGTCATAGACTTCAATCTGTCCAGACCCATTTTCTATCTGCTTTCGTATACCCAAGCTCTGCGAGTTTGTCACCTGTACGCTTTTTTAGATGAAGTGTTGTAAGATCATAAGCTGTTAATTCCTTCAATATCACCTGCATTTCAAACAACTTAGTAATATAAGACATTTCAGCATTATGCATGTCTAAAGCAGCATCAATATATATGTGGCTCTACATTCTTCTTTTAATCCTGGTATTTGTGAACACATGTGTCTAAATAATTGACAACCCATTTTACTATGTAATGATTCATCTCTTACAGACCATTTCATTTGTTGCCCAATACCTTTTAGCATAGTTTCTCATTTGAAAACTGTATAATACAGC